TAACCAATCCGTTTAATCGGGACATTGGAAGGAGTTATATGTTAGAAGAAGAGGTACTCGATGAGGAAGCTGAAGATTCAGAAGCCTCAGACGAAGAACTATGGAGTCAGGAAGACGAAGTTGAAGGAGAATCAAATGATAAGGGTACCCCTAAAGTAGAGGCTGAAGAGGCTGAAGCTGATGAACCTGAATCAGAAGATGATGAGACCGAAGACGAAGAAGAGCCTGAAGAACCACAGCATGATTATGAATCACGTTACAAGGATTTGGAGCGTGAGTTTCATAAAAGGAATGAAGATTCTGCTAGATTACGTCAAGACTTCGATGAGCTAAGGCTCAGAGATGTTGAAAGAGAGCAAGCACTTCAAAGGGTTAAGGAGGGACTTTCTGAAAAGGAACCCACTCCAGTAGACCCTAAAGATGGTGACACTTTTTTCAATGATGGTGATAAGCAGACTATGGAGGAGTTCTCTGAACTGTCTTCTACATTTCGCAAGATGATTCAGCACGAGATGGCAAAGCAGGGTAGTTCCCTGCAAGAAGCCACCGTACAGGCTCAAGAGCGGCTAAAGAATTTAGAAGATCAGACCAAAGAACAGAATTATCAGAACTTCCTACAATATCATGAAAATTACATGCATGAGAATGTAGGACAGGATTACAGGGATATAGACAGAGATGCAGATTTTCAAGCATTTGTCCTAGGTAGTCCAGCCATGACAAAAATGATGACTGAGTCAACTGACCCAGTAGATCATGCCTCCGTTATGCAATTATTCCTATCAACCCAATCGGGTCAAGATGCGTGGAGACCTCCAGAAGTCGAAAAAGAAGTGAAAACGAGTACAAAGCGACAGGCTAAAAGAGCGGCAGCGACTGGTCTTTTAGGTAATTCCGCACCCGTGAAAACCAAGAATTTGGACAACTTGTCCGATGATGAATTATGGGAAGCTATTCCCGAATAACAATAATATAGGAGTTAGATATGGCTGTATATGGAGGAACAGGCACTATTAGCGGATCATCTTATGGTGATCTTAGCAAGAATGATGCCTTCACTATTCAGAAGAAGATGTTACCGATTGCAAAGCGATTGTTGACATTTGCGAAATTCGCACAAAAAGAAACCAAACCCCAAAAACAGGGTTTAGAAATCAGACACCGCAGGTATGAGCGTTTCCCAATTGTGGATACGCCGATAGCTGAGGGTGTAACACCGGACTTCTCAAGTCTTGAGCATACTACGCTCATGCACACGCTTAAGCAATATGGATCATACGTGAATACCACGGATGTTCAACTTGCGGCAGCCGCTGATCCGGTCTTAAAAATCATATCAGAACGACAGGCAACACAGGCTGGTGAGACAATTGACTTCCTCAGCTTCAAGGTCTTTCGTGCAGGTACGGCAGTTAAGTATGTGGGGACATCTGCAACAGCACGTTCAGATGTTGACTTCACTATTGGTGGAATTGCACCAACACTTAATGATCCCTCCGCAGGGACTCAGGTGTTGTCTCCACTTCAAACAGCAATCCGTGCTCTTCAGAACAACGATGCTATTAAGCTAAAAAGTAAGCTCAAGGCTTCTGTTGGCATCTCTACAGAGCCAATTCGTGAATCGTATATTGCGATTTGCCATCCTGATTTACAGCAAGATATTCAGCAACTTCCCGGCTTCGTAGCCGTAGAGAAGTACTCTGATCAAGGCGATGCAATTGAGGGTGAAATTGGTGGAGTAGAAGGAGTACGCTTTATCACTACAACTCAAGCGGTTCCGTTTAAGGATGCAGGTGATACCAATGGTGTCGCAAACTGTATATCTACAACTGGAACAAATACAGATGTTTATCCTGTGCTAATTTTTGCTCAGGATGCTATTGGCTGTGCTACTTTAGGTGGAATGGATTCACTCCGCTCAAAAGTCGTGATGCCGAAACCCGGCCCCGGTGATCCACTCGGACAGCGTGGTACGGTTGCGTGGGATACTTTCTATTCCTGTATAATCCTCCAAGACTTGTGGATGTACAGACTGGAAGTAGTAGCCACTAAACTTTCGTAACATAACAGCCCCTTCTAATGGGAGGGGCTTCACAATCTAATAAGGAAAATTTATGGACTCTATTAAAACTAATATTGTCAATGCTCCTCAAATGAGCAAGGTTGACACAATCAACTTTGCAGACGGTCAAACATGGTCAGCGGCTACATATCAGCGTGTTCTTTTCATTCCAGAAAAGGCTCGTATTTGTGGTTTTCAGGTCATAGTTAGTGATGCGGTAACGACTACTTCAGGTGCTAATACATTTGAAATTGGTCATGCTTTAGGTACATTACAGACTGATGCCGCTATGGTAAACGTAGCAGCAGCAGCCGATCCTAACGCTTATGCTCTTTCAATTAACCTAGAAGTAGCCGGAGTTACTGGCCCTTCTGGAGTTACTTCAGCAGGAGCAGCCGCAGTTACAACTGGGGTTGAAATTATGGGAATGCCTCCCACAATGACAAGTTCTGCAACATATACCTATGCACCAAGTACTACAGCTTCTTGGTCAGACTCAGGAGAAAAAGTTGTTCCAGTAGTTGGAACGATGGTTCTTGGAGATGCCCAAACAGCAGGAGTATTCCATTGGTGGGTTGAATACCTGTTTGATGCCAACATCGTTTGGACTCAGGCAGCTTTAGCCTAATAGTATAATTCAGTAGTGGGTGGTTTCGATCACCCACTTTCTTTCAACGGAGATTAAGGAGAAAATATGTCCATAGCAGGTGGGTTACTGCCCAACGAAAATTTACCTAAACAGACAAGGGATTCTAGTTATGCACCAGCGGGAGAGGGTCGTTTTGTAGTCCTCCCTAATGGTATGAAAATGGCGGCTGAATGGGAAAAGGGTAATGCCGTTCCAGAAGGTCATGCTGTAATTAACATAGAGTACGGTAAGGATAATACTGAAATGGGGCCAGTACCTGTGACACATGGAGATTGGACAATAGTTATACCGAGGGGTACAGATAGAATTGTACCACTCCAACACATGAACGTACTGAATGATGCTATTACTACCGATTACTTCCAGAAGGATTTGTCCCAAGGACTTACACCAAGGTCTAACAGACGATTTAATTTTACAGTTAAAAAATGGCCTAAGACAGGTCAGAAGGCAGGTGTCGAATTTGATGATGCATCTGAACCAATAACTAAGGAAGATATAGACGGTGCATTAGAGCGTCATGAGGTGATTGACCTTGACCAGAATTAATGAATCGAAAGCAAATAAGAGAACGTGTAGAAACCGCATTACAGGATACAGCTAATAAGCATTGGTCAGATGGTGAATTAAATACCTACATTGATGACGCTTGTAATGAATTTACACGGAGAGTACGGTACCCTCAAGTAGAAGGTTATGCCACTAATGGATCGTCTGGAACTGCTATAGGTGAAGCTACCAAGACAGGTACGCTTACTACCGAGCGTAATAGTAAAACAGCAACGATTACATTTAGTTCTGCACATGGATACGCAGAGGGTGATGCTATTAATGTTGTTGATGGTGCTCCTAGTCAGTACCTTGGGACATTCATTGTTTCTGTTCCATCTACAACTACCATAACCTACAAGATTTCAACTAGCGGTGCAGTAACCGACTCAAGCGTTACTGTGTTTAGAGTTGGCCCAACTTTTACAATCCCCAGTACAATTGCAGAGATAGTATCTATCAGCATAGACGGTAGAGACCTCAACATCTTCACAGAATCTGAACTCAACGCTGCCGCATCTTCAAGCGGTAACAGGCACTTTATGCTTGAGTCTTCAATGGGATTCCATCCAAATGCATTCTCCTCAGTAGTAGCCTCTACAGACAATACCCCAAGGTGGCGTGATCAGAACGGCCCAATAGAAGCCGCAGTCTTTAACAACAGGACAGCAACTACATTTAGAATATATCCCCTCCCAAAAGATTTAAAAGACATGTACTTTGACAAGGATGCTACTACAAAAGTATTCCATTCTCTCAAGGTTCGGGGTGTCCCAAAGGACAATTCTCTAGCACTAGACACCACAACCCCAAAGGTAAATGCATACTGGCATGAGAGTCTAGTATGGGGCACCTTAGAGAGAGCATACCTTAAGGAGTCTCAGCAACGGAATGCAGAGAAATCAGGATTTTATAGACAGAAGTTCTTGGAAAATGTAACGCAAGCAGTTACAATGGAAGGTATGACATCAGGGGCATTATCAGAGGGCCGTAACCAGTCAGGTTTTGTAGTTAATAGGAGCCTGTAATGGCCTATGTTAAAGCAGAATATGATAAGAAGTTTAACAAGAAACCGTCTCAACGGAAGAAACGTGCTGAGTTAAATAGGTACAACCGTAAGAAGGGCACATACGGTAATAGAGATGGATTAGATGCATCCCATAAAGGGGGCAAGATAGTAGGATTTGAGTCAGAGAAAAAGAATCGTGGTAGGCGAGAAAAAAGCAGGTTACCGGGACGAAAAGGATTTTTAGATAATATGAGAGATAAATGGGATGCTCATAAAGTAATCAATAAACAAAGAAAGGGATAGTCATGGCTGGAAGAACAGGAATAGTAAAAAAGGGAAAACTTTATGGAGATTGGGGTATGTCTGATATGGAACAAGGAATTGATGAAGCTCAGGCTTCTGGTGCGGCAGCATTAGCTGAAAAACCAAAATATAAAGGATGGAAATCTGATCTAGCTTTCATTGAGGCACAAAAGAAGAAAAAGTTAGCGGCAAAAGAGGCACGAGAGAAAAAAGCAAAGTATGATCCAAATAGAGATAAAACAAAGAAAATATCAAAAAGAGGAGGTAAAGATACAACAGGGTATGCAGTTGTACAGGGTGGTTCTCCCGAAGCGGAAAAATATGGACTTCCTCTAAAGAAGAAAAAAACAGCAAATAAAAAGAAAAAAAGAGTTGGAAGAACAATGTATTAATGTAAATACAGGCTTATATTAAGGAGAAGTCATGTCTATATCAAAAGTAATTAAGGGAAAGAAAAAGCGTAAAATAATTAAGGATACTATAGCTGAACAAAACCGGGACAGAAAAATAAAGGACTTAGACAAGATAAGGAAGGATGGCACAACAGCAGAAAGTTGGGAT